AGACCCCGAGAATTCAAGTATCCGGTTATAGACAAATTAAGTTATAAATATACTCAAACCTAGTAAATTTATTAGGTTAGGTACTTTACCAATATTGGTATATTTGTTAAAATATTTATGAAGAGGACGACGGTCCTTTTTGCCATGTTGAATACCGACTATCAGTTGCAACTGCTGGTAGTCGGTATTTGCATTTTCATTGAAAGGAGAAAGGTATGGAATCAATTATTAGTGCGTGCATCACAGGTTTATTGGCTTTAATGGGAATCGTAATATCTAATGTAGCATCCAACAAATCAATGGAAGTAAAAGTGGCAACTGGTAGAGAATTAACTGATGAAAAAATTGACCAGCTGCGTAAATCAGTAGAAAAGCATAATAGTGTGGTAGAGAGAATGCCAGTATTAGAAGGAAGAGTTGACATGATAGAAAAACGTGTCGATGGTGTAGAGACAAGACTTAATTCTTGTACACCAAAAGCAACAAAGTAAGGTATATTAGCAGTTAATGCTTTTATATAAAGCCCAGCGTAAAGGCATATAAAGAACGCACATTGAGTGGACACTGTAAACCACATTTAAACAAAACAGATTTAAACAATGTAGGAGGATTTGTACTATGAAAATTGAAGACATCTTTAAGGAAGCTGAAGGACCTTTAACACTTGAGCAGTTTAATGAAATTGTTTCAAGTAAAGGCGCAAAATTTGCAGACCTGAGTGAAGGAAATTATCTAAGTGTTGGAAAGCATGAAGGACTAATGGAATCACTTGAGAAGCAGATTGAAACACTTACCGAGGCAGTTGCACAGAGAGAAGCCGATGTCAATGAATTGACACAGAGACTTCAGGAAGCTGGTAACGATGCAGAAGCATTGGCAAATGTATCTGAGCAACTTGCAGCATTGCAGGAAAGATACAACGAAGATGCAGAAGCGTATGAGGAACAGCTTTCAAGACAGGCTAGGGAGTTCGCGGTTAAAGAGTACGCAGCAACCAAGGAATTTACCAGTGAAGCAGCAAAGCAGTTTTATATTGAAAAGCTGATAGATTCAGAGGATGTTGACTTTAATAGAAAAGGCGAGCTTGAAGGTATGGAGGATTTCGATTCCAGGTTTGCTGAGTCTTATAAGAATACTTTTTATGAGAAAGCACCAGAGGTAGAACCACCAGTTGCACCGGAGCCTGAAGCACCAAAGCCGAAATTTAGTAACCCAACACCAGGGGCAACAAACCCCGCACCAAAAATGTCTTTATCAGAAATGATGCAGGCAAAAAACGAAAACCCAGATATGTCAGTAGGTTTTTAAAAAGATTTTTTAATTAAAAGAGGAGGAAAATATTATGCCATTATTTGATGCGAAACTTTTTAATGGTGAGGTATTTCAGAAGTATGTAGATAGAATACCGAACACCAAGTTAAATGAACTTGTTAAATCAAGTGCAATTAGACAGAGACCTGACTTGGCTTCAGCAATGTCAGACCAGGTAGGTGGAAACTACATTACAACACCTTTAACAGGACTTATTTCAGGTTCAGTGCCTTTGAACTATGATGGACAGACAGATATTACATCACAGTCAACAAAGACATTTAGTCATTCCAGAGTAGTTGTTGGTCGTGCAAACGCATGGACAGAGAAAGACTTCTCATATGACATTACAGGTGGAGTTGACTTCATGGAGAACGTAGCACAGCAGATTTCAGAGTATTGGGATGAAATCGACCAGGATACAATCGTTTGCATTATGCAGGGTATCTTTGCAATGGCAGACCCCGAAGGTGCTAAGTTCGTAAAGAAGCATACACATGATGTATCAGCACTTACCAATAGTGAGGGTAAGGTTGGACTTATGGATGCAACTACACTCAACACAGCGATCCAGAAGGCTTGTGGAGATAACAAAGGTAAGTTCTCAATGGCAATTATGCACTCAAAGGTAGCAACAAACCTTGAGAACCTTAAGGTACTTGTTTATTTGAAATTCAACGATGCAAACGGCATGGAGAGAGAACTCAACTTGGCTACACTCAATGGTAGACTTGTTCTTATCGACGATTCAATGCCTACAGCAGAAGTTGAGAAGACAGCTGGTGTTTACACAGTGACAGTTGGTGGAAGCCCTGCAACAGGTGAGAAATACACAGTAGCAAGTGGCTCATTTACAGTAGCTGGAACACAGACAGCAACAGCAGTTGCAACAGGACTTGCAGCAGCACTTGCAAGTGATCCTACATACACAGTAACACGTGATGGAGCAGTTCTTACACTTACAGAGAAATCTGGACAGTATGGTGCAGGCGTTCCTGTTACAGCATCTGAAGGTGTTGGAACAAGCGTAGCAGGTGGAACACTTACAGCAGCAACTGACACACCTGCAGAAGTAGCTACATCTTATACAACTTATGTATTTGGTGATGGAGCTATTGAGTATACAGATTGCAAGGCTAAGGTACCTTACGAGATGTTCAGAGATCCTAAGACAAACGGTGGTCAGGACACACTTTACTCACGTCAGAGAAAGTGCTTTGCACCTTATGGTATTTCCTTCACAAAGGCTTACATGGCTACACTTTCACCCACAAATGCAGAGCTTAAGATGGGTGCTAACTGGGAGCTTGTTAACAGCAATGAAGCTGGAGCAAAGGAATACATCAGTGACAAGGCAATCCCGATCGCACAGATCATTTCACTTGGCTGATAACAACGTTATATTAAATTGAGTTTATCTTAGAAAGGCGGTAGCATTTATGTATTTAACATATGATGAATATAAGAATATGGGTGGTACATTAAATGAGACCGCCTTCACTGATTTCGAGTTTGAGGCTGAGGCAATTATAGACTGGTACACATTCAACCGGTTACAGATGGATACTGTTTATCCCGCCAAGCTCAAACAATGTATGTATAAATTGATAAACATGGCTCAGGAAAGACAAGCTTCAATGTCTGCTGGAGAAGGAAGCGGAGAAATGGCTACCGAATCTACAGCAGCAATTGCATCTAGGTCTAATGATGGAGTTTCAATTAGTTATAACGTAGTAAGTGCTAGCGAATTATTTGATAAGTTGAAAAAGGAAATGGGTGATACCGTAAGGCTGTATCTAAATGGTGTTGTGAATGAATTAGGAAGGAAAGTTCTATATAGAGGACTTTACCCAGGTGAATAATATGAGTTATCCAATATGGTGGGATACATCCTTAACAATTTATAATCAGTATAAAGACCCGGTAACAAAGGTCGTACATTGGATAAGACATACGGTAGACACTTGTTTCTGGAAATACACCGGCAATAAGGTGACAGTGGGTCAGGTAGAGTTGGAAACAAATACCACAATATGTAGAATTCCTAAGGATGATAGATATATGGATAGGTATTTGTGGGAAGCATTACCAAATGACGAGATGCAGAAATATTTCACATTAGGACCTGGAGATATTATTATCAAAGGTAATGTAAATGATGAAGTTGATGAACTTGTTAAAGACCACAGATCTACTGACTTAATTGCCAAATATAAACGCCTTCAAGGATGTATTGTAGTGCAGAGATTTACAGATAACACAGGCATTGGTAGAAACGATAAGCACTATTATGTGGTAGGTGAATAAAATGGGTAAGTCAATAGTTACAAAGGTACATATAGATGAAGGAGCCATACAAGCAAAGTTAGATGAAGTTGTAAATGATGAAGCAATGTTAGAGATTCACAACTTATTTGCAAAGATGATGGATCCCTATGTACCATTTGGAACAGACTTAAGCAATTTAGAAGTAACACCGGAGCATGTTCGTTATACCGCACCATATGCACATTATCATTATGAAGGCGAAGTATATGGATTAAATATACCTATTATAGAGAATGGTATAGTGGTTGGCTGGTTCAGTTTACCAGACGAAAATGGACGAAAACATCCAACAGGAAAACAACTACAGTATACCAAAGCCAAGGCAAGTAGACACTGGGATGAAGCAATGATGGCGGAAAAGCGTGAAGAGTTTGTAAAGCAAGTACATGACATACTTGCTAGAAGGGCAAGAGATAATGGCGGTTGATAAGACACAAGCAACAATAGAATATTTATTAACGTGTCCAAAGGTAGCAGACTCAGCACTGTATTTCAATTTTATCAATGCTACAGATGAGGATAAGCAATTCATTACCGAGGCAAACGAGAAGACTTTAAATACACCCTATATAGATGGGTCTGTAGATAAAAGATTTACATTAACAATAATTGACTATCGTTCAATAGCGTATCAGGAAATGGCGAGATACCAAATTACAGCTAATGAATCTGTAGAAGAATATTTAGATGTGCAATCTTTAATACAGTGGATAGAGGAACAGCAGGATTTGAAGAACTTCCCAAACTTCGGACCAGATTGCGTAGTAGAGAGAATTGGAACAGCCACTGAGAATCCTAGACTTAATGGTGTAGATACTCAAGCAAACCCGGTACTTGCCAAATATAGTATATCGATACAGATAGACTATTTGGATAAATCAAAAATGTTATGGAATAATTAAAGGAGGAAAATGATATGCCTAAACAGTTAAATCTCGATAAGGGCAAAAGAGCCGAAAGAAAAACCCTAGTCACAGTAGCTGAGTGGATGGAATATACCAAACTCACAGCTGAGCCTGCAGATTGGGCAACTAATTTTACAAGTTACTATGAAAGAATTGATGGTGTTTACACACAGCTTACAGGTTCAGTAGCACCTACATTCTCACAGGGTACATATTACTCAGGAGAGCAGAATAGAGAGGTACTTGGTACTAGAGTAGAGGATTCAAGTATTGAGCTTAATGCAGACATTGAGACAATGACAGACATTCTCGGAATTACTTATACAGATGTTAATAAGACAGAGCCTCAGCAGACACTTGACCCTTCAAACATTATTGGTGGTTCAAAGATTTCTGCATACTTGTATGATGCACTTATTCACAATAGAATTACAGATTACAACCAGGCATTCAATGTATATGTAATCTCAGGATTCATGGGTGATGCAACTAATGGTTATGAAGCAGTTAGACATGACCAGTGCTCAATAATTCCTACATCAGTAGGTGGTTCAAGTTATGTTCAGATGCCTTTGGAGATTCACTTCTCTAACTTGATTACTTCTGGAACAGTAAACAAGCTGGCAGATGACTTTATTTTTACACCTGATGTTAGCATTTGATTGAGAAATAACGAATAGGAGGATATTCAACATGGCTTATAGAAAAAAGATTATGGACATAGACGCACAGACGGTTGCAAATAACACTACCAACACGAAAATTGCGGAGAAAGAGGAGCAGTTAGTAAATAATACATCGGCAGCAGAAACAGAGGTATTTGACGGAGATATAGACTTATCTGCAACACGCAAGAAGAGATTTAGAATAGACGGTGACAATAATCGTTATTTAGAACTTAATACATCGGATATGAGTATTATTACTCGACTTGATAATCTGTATCCTAAGCTACAGAAGTTATCTCAGGAAGCTTCTTTAAAGCAGCTGGATAAAGATGATACCAAGGATGAAAAAGCTATTACAAAGATTTCACAGTCCCTTATGAAAATAGACATACAGATGAGGC